ATGCAATACGGTATAACCTAGACGAATTGCTTATGGGTGGATTAGGGTCTGGTGACTTTGGAATTATATTCGGTAACCCAGGAGGAGGTAAATCATGGTGTCTAGTATCAATAGGTGCAGAAGCAATTCGTCTAGGTTATACCGTATTGCATTATACTCTAGAGTTATCTGAATCTTATGTAGGTAAGAGGTATGATGCTTGTTTTACAGGAATAC